GAGCGGCGCGAGCACGTCAGCCATCGATCTGCCAGACCTTGCCCACCAGCCGGCCGACCTCGCGCTGCTGATCGTCGTCGGTGACCACGCGCCACAGCACCTGGTCGACCTCGGCCAGCGCCTGCACGGCCCGCTGCACCTTGGGCGCGTCCGGCTCGCTGAAGCGCAGCACCGACCGCCAGCGCCGGCAGTCGCCGCCGGGCAGCTGGCGCTGCAGGACCAGGCGGTCGGTCATGGCCTGCGGTACGGCGCTGGCACGCCGTCGCGCCACAGCGCCGCGGTGGCCACCTGCACGGCAGCCATGGCCGCGGCCAGCGCGGCGTCCGGCCAGCTCGGGGAGTGCCCCCAGACCAGCACCGCCCCGCCGGCGGCCAGCGCGGCCACGGTCAGGGCCCACATGACCAGCCGGATGGTCAGCGACGTGCCGACATCGGTCCTGACCAAGCGGCAGAACCCGCTGTAGACCAGCGCCCCGCAGGCGGCCAGATAGACGGCTGCCGCGGCGCTCACTGCCGGCTCCCATCGTCGCCAGGCTGCCCGAGGCGCCGGCGCACCAGGTCGGCCAGCGTGGCCCCCAGCGCGCGCCACCGGTCGCCGCCCATGCCGACGGCGAATGCCACCACCGGCAGCACGTCGTGCGCCGGCCAGCCGTACTGGCGCTCGATCCACACCGCGATGCCCACCGTCAGCACCACCGCCGTCAGCACCAGGCGCAGCAGCAGCGCGGCGCCTGCCCGCCTGGTGTCCGTGGGCGCCGCGGCCAGGGCCCAGAGCGCGCCGGCCAGGCTGCTGAGCACGATCGCCGCGTAGGGGCCGGCCGCCGGGCCCAGCAGGGCCACGCCGACGGCGACGACGCCGGCGGATGCTGGGAGAGTGGGTTCCGCCATCCGTCAGCTTCCGACAAAGGTGTAGTCGAGCAAGGTCACCGGCATGTCGCTGTTGGCGTCGAGGCGTATCGGGACGCCCTTGATCTCCGCAGTTTGGTATGTCGGCGTCGTTGACCACCCGCTATCCGTGAAGGCGACATGCAGCTTCTTCTCACCGCCGACGCGGGCGATAACCTCCACGATGTTTCTTCCGCCATCCATTGGAGGCGGCCACGGAGGGGTTACCGAAAGCAGAACCTGTCCGAAAGGCATCACGGGCTCCGGCGGAAATGAGGTTGTAGTACCCGGCCAGAAAACGACCTCCATGTAGAGGTCCGGAACGCCGCTGCCGAGAGGTATTACCAGCCTGTGCCAGTACGACCCCATCACTTCCCAGGCAGGGATGTCGAACGGACCGGCGCCGTTCAACCATGCAGTGACGGTCGCCCCGGCTCGCAGCTGGTCTATCAGCCCAGGCGTCAGACACTCCAGCGTTATGCCGGTGGAGTTGAAGCTGCCAAGGCAGATCCATGAGCACGGCTTTGGATGTTCTACGAAACCGATCACGCTTGGCGCTTCCCAGTTCATTCCAGCGAACTGAACAACCACGCGATCGCCGACCTCGAAAGCCTGAGCGTGGCACCCCATGTAATCCACGGGGATGCCGTTCAATTGCGGGGTTTGATTCACCCCAAGCCTGTTTGCACTCGACGTGGAGGCGTCGAGATCGACGTTGGCCAGGTTGGCATCCTTGTCCAGCCAGGTGATCGTGCCCTTGCGGTACGTCGGCATCCACTTCTGCCAGCCCGGCAGGATCGCCGCGTTGAAGAACACCTGCTCCGGCGACATCAGCTCGCGCGCCATCAGCTGGCCGTCGGCACCAGTCGGCGCCCGGCCGCCCGGGGCGATCAGAACCGACTGGTCCTCGCCTGGGATCTCGATGGTGGCCACCACGCCAGCCGCGTCTTCGGTCAGGTCGACGCACCACGCTGAGCGGGTTTCCTGCACCAGTGCAGCCTGCAGCCTGCCCCTGTCGGCGACCAGCAGGTTGCGCTCGGCGATCATCATGTCGCGCGGCACGCGCACGGCGGCCTCGGCGGCCTCTGCCTGTGCGTAGACGGCCGTCGCCTGCTCCACATCGCGCTTGAGTTGCGTCACCGCCTCGGAGTCTTCGGCCAGCTGTGCGGTCAGCAGCTGGTCCACCAGGCTATTCACCGTCGCCAGGGCATCCGCGGTGCGCGCAGCGGCCAAAGTCAGCCTGTCGGCGGCCGCTGCGATCCTGGTGTTCAGCTCCTCGACCTGGGCGTCCATCGCCGCCACGCGGGCGGTGCGCGCCGCCGTGCCGTAGTCCAGCGTCACCGAGTACAGGCCCTCGGCCCCGCCGCCGGCGATCGTGCCGCGGCCCATCAGGCGCGCTCCCCCACGTCCATGTAGGCGTCGCGGCCCTCGACGTAGTAGTTGATGTAGTCGGCCACCAGCGGCACGGAGCCGGCCAGGGCCTGGCCGCCCGGCCGCAGGAACCAGTCGATCGCGCACCGCGCCCGCGCACCGCCGGTGCCGCTGGAGATGCTGCGCACGCCGCGCAAGGTGCGCACCGTCGGGCCGTCGCCCTCGGGCGGCTCGATGGCCGCCGAGTAGCCGCTGATGGTGCAGGTGTAGCGCTGTGGCCCCTGGTCCAGCTGCACCTGCTCCACGGTCGACCGCGCCATCTCGTTCTCGATCGCGCCCCCCGTCGGCAGCCTGGCGCCGCGGCTGATGATGAACTCGGCCTCGGCGCTCAGGCCGGTGATCGTTGCGGCCATGTCGGCCACCGCCGGCACCACGGCCTGCAGGTAGCAGGACCCGTCGACCTGCTGGGTGCCCTGCCACGACGAGACCGGAACGCGCACCACGGCCTCGCCGTCCACCAGGTCGCAGACGTAGAACTCGACCGCGCCGGCGGCCTCCAGCACGTCGGTGAAGTCGTGCTCGGCCAGCAGCGCCGCGGCACCCAGCGGGCCTGGGGCTGCCACCACCGCAGCCGGGACCGCGCGGGCCAGCAGCAGAGCCGCGCCCAGCGGGCCGGCGGCCGTCACGCGGCCGACCGGCGGCGCATAGCCGACGACCGCGGCCGACTGCAGCACAGCCGGCGCGGAGGCGATGCCGCGCACGCGCACGGCCGCCAGCATCGCCGGCGCACCCAGCGGGCCAGCGGCCGATGCGCGCACCACCGGCGTGACCCTGGACAGCACTTGCGCCGCGCCCAGCGGGCCGGCGGCCGCAATGCGGGCTTCGGGCGGCTCAGGGAACGGCGCGCTCGGCGGGGTGAAGTCCGTCGTGTAGAGCGCCTCGCCCTTGGTGATGCGCAGGTCGTCGAGGTAGCCGTGCGCGCCGGCGGTCGCGCCGCCCCCGGCGGCGTAGTCGGCGCTGAAGTTGCCGATGCACAGCGGCGCGCTGTTGGTCTGGTGCGCCGCGGTCATGGTCACAGCTGCACCGGTGGCCACGCCGTTGACATAGACCTTCAGCGCGTTCGACGCGCGCACGAAGGCAATGTGGTACCAGGTGCCGGCGCTCATGGCCGGCGCGGCGTCCGGCGTCGTGTAGACCGACGAGCCGTCGGTGCAGTACCCGATGACGCGCCCGGACCCGTTGACCCGGATGTTGAACGGGTAGAAGCCCGTCCCGACGGCCTTGCCGATCAGGGTGCGCACCGTGTCGACGACGGTGGGCCGGTACCAGAACTCGATCGTCCAGTCGCCGGTGCCGAAGTCGAAGTCGGCGCTGTTCGGCACCGTCAGGTAGTCGCCGGTGCCGTCGAACAGCGCCGAGGCACCGCCCCACTTCGACTGCGCGGTGCTGATCTGCGCGGTGCCGAAGGCGGTGACCGTGCGCCCCGACTGCGACGAGTCCGTGAAGGTCGTGGATCCGTTGCTGCCGTCGCAATGCAGCAGCAGCTTGACCTTCGAGAAGTCCGCCGGATCAGCCACCGCTCAGGTCCGCGTCGATCAGCCGATGGTCGCGCTCAGAACCTCCACCGGGCCGGTGGCCACGATGGACAGCGTGTTGAGCACGATCTTCCCGGCCACCGAACTGGTGCCGGTCTGCGCCGGCAGCGCCAGGTGCACGTCCCCGTCGCTGTCGCAGATCTCGCCGTAGGCGGCCGTGCCGCTGGCATCGGCGCTGCTGTCAGGCCCGGCAATGCTCAGCGTGAGCTGCCCCGTCGTGCCGTTGACGCTGCCGCAGGGATCCGACAGCGGGATCTGCGCCAGCAGCACGTCGGCCGAGTCGCGGATGCGGATGAAGCCGGCGCCGCTGCCCGAGTCGATCAGGTCGCGGAACGCGGTGTGGGCGGCCACCAGGGCGGCGGCCGAATAGGTGGCGGTTGACGGGACGGCCATGGGGCGTCACTCCTGGGTGCAGCGCTCGCTCGCGAGCAGGACCAGGCGCGATTCTGTCGCGCCCGGCGTGTAGGTCTCCGGCGCGGCCAGCCACAGCCCGTCCGGCATCGAGACGTAGACCCATCGGTGCAGGCGCAGCAGGCGGCTGACCACGGCCTCGGCGTCCGGGTCGGTGGGCAGCCAGCGCAGCTCGATGGTCCGGTCGCCCTCGCTGAAGCCGAAGTCGTTGAACGCCGCGCCGCCGTCCAGCGTGGCCACGCGGTTCACGCGACGCTGCAACTGCCCGGCGGTGGTGTCGGGCAGGCAGTCCAGCATCACCGCGCCGGACAGGTCGTAGAGCTTGGCGGCAAGGTGCACCAGCACGTCACACCCCCACCAGCAGGCGCAGGCCGTCGCGGTTCACGCGGGTCTGGATGGCGCGCAGGATCTCCCACATGAATGCCTCCAGGTGCGGCTTCAAACCGGCGCCGTCGACCTTGATCAGCGCATCGCCGTTCTGCATGGCCTGGGTGCGCGCACGCATCTCGTCGATGGTGGCGCGGGTCAGTTCCTCCTGCAGCTTCAGGGCCCTCTCGCGCCGCTCGTTCTCCAGCCCGATCTGCTTCTCGATCGCCCACTGGTCGCGAAAGCTGTTGCCGTTGCTGTTGAGCTGGCCGAACAGGCCGCCCAGCAAGTCGCCGGTGCTCTTCACCGTGTTGTCGATCGACGCGAAAGCGGCCTTCACGCGCTCGGTGTCGGCCTGCAGGGCGGCCACGTTGAGCTGCACCCGCGCCTCGATCAGCTTGATGCGCTCGTTGCTGGCCAGCTTCTCCAGCTCGAGCTGCATTTTCTGCGCCGCCTCGGCCGCCTTCTCGGTCTCCTTGGCCTGGCGGGCCATCGCGTCGGCGTTGTCCTTGGACTCCTTGGTGGTGCGGATCATCCCGTCCCACACGCCGGACTGCTTCTGCTTGAGCGCCTCGACCGCCACGCCGTACTGGTCGGCGCTGAGCATGCCCCGTTCGTACTGGGTCCGCAGCTGCTGACCGATCTCCTCGATGTCGCCGCCGCTCTTGATCTTGTCCAGCGTCACCAGGAAGCCGGAGAGGAACTGGTCGCCGTTGACCGCCGGGTTGTTGGCCAGGTCCGCAAAGGCCTTCTTCACCGACTCGATGGGGTCGACGAAGCTCTTGGGATCGATGCCCAGTTCCTTCAGCGCCTTGTCCACCTGCTTGACCTGGGCGCTCAGGTCCACCGCCTTGGTGGCGCCGTTGGCCATCGCCTCCTCGATGGACATGCCGGCGCCCTCGGCGGCTTCGCCGGTCTGCCGCGCGGCTTCCTCGACACCGAACAGCGCGTCGCGCGCGCCCCGGGTCTTGTCGCCGGCCTTGTTCATCGCCTCGGCGACGACATCGCCGAACCGGCTCCAGTCGCCAGACAGCAGCGCGCCGCCGGCTGCCCCGATGATCGTCCCGAGCGCCTCGAAGCTGGCGATGATCCCTGTCACCGACGCCGTGGCCAGCTGCACACCCTTCGTCAGCAGATCGAAGGTGCCGGCGTTGCCGAGCTGCAGGTAGGCATCCGACAGCGCGTTCTGCATGCGGTTCAGCGACGCCGTGAACCCATCCACGTGCGTCGTGTCGCCGAAGGTCTCGCGCAGCGCGGCGGCGAACTTGGGCAGGAACTCGGCGGCCGTGAGGTTGCCACTGGACACCAGCTTGTCCAGCTCCTCGGTCGTCACACCCATCGACTTCGCGGCGATCTGGAACGCACCTGGCAGGCGCTCGCCGAGCTGGCCGCGCAGCTCCTCCATGCTGACCGTGCCCTTGCTCACGATCTGGCTGATGGCCAGCAGCGCGCCCTGGGTGTCGGAGCTGGACTTGCCCAGCGTGGACATGGCCTTCGACACGGCTTCGAAGATGTCGCGCGTGGCCTGACCCTCGATGGCGGTGCCTCGCGTGGACGCCGACAGCTGCACGTAGGCGTCGGCGGTCGTGAACAGCTCCAGGCCCAGCGTGTTGGCCAGCTTCTTGACGTACTCGAACTCGCTGGCCGCGGCGGTGCTGCTGCCCTTGAGCAGCGTCATCGCCTTGTCGAACTTCTCGGCCTCGACGTTGGCGTCCACGAACTCCTTGACCACCACCGCGGCGGCCAGCGCGCGCATGGCAGTGACCAGTCCGTCAAGAGCGGCGCCGCGCTGGCCAAGCGCCCCGACGCCCCGATCCAGCTCCGACACCTTGGAGGCCGCGCCCCCGGCCTCGCCGTCGATGCCGCGCAGCCCGGACTCGATCTTCCCGAGGGTGGCCGAGGTCTTGTCCTCGCCCTCGAAGATGATCGCAACGGTCTTCGCCAGGTCGGCCATCGCTCAGTGCCTTTGCTCGGCGCCCTTGCGCTCGTAGTACACCGCCCAGAGGGCCAGCTCTTCGTCGGTCAGGCGGCCCTGTGGGATCACGTCGGGCCGGTGTTGGTAGAGGTAGCCGCCTCGCAGGTCCAGCAGCTTCATCGAGGCCATCAGGCCGGGATCGTCTGCGAGGCGGCTGGCGGCTTTACCAGGTCGGCGCCCTGCCCGGTCAGCCCGGTGATCTCGTTGGTCAGCGCCAGGAACTCGACCGGGAATTTCTCGGCCAGCTTCACCGCCAGCGGCAGCGTCAGCGCCGGCGTCACGCTGCCGGCCACCAGCAGCTCCAGCCGCTTGGCGATCTCGCCCGGGGTGTCCTTGCTCAGGCCCAGCGCCTTGCGGATCGCCGCGGCCTGGTCGCCGGTGGCGGAGATGGCCTTGACGATCGCCTCGACGCTGCCCTGGCGCTGCCCGGCCTCCATGGCACGGTGCAGCTCGGCGGCGGTCAGCCCGCGGACCTCGAACACCGCTTCCTCGCCCTCGTCGAAGAAGCCGGCCAGCGCCGGCACCGGCACGCGCGCCGTGCGCGCCCGGAACTCCGCGCGCTCGAACTTGTCCGCGGCGAACGGCATCTCAGGCCACCTCGACAGCCGGGGCGCTGGCCGAGATCGTGCACGCGGCCTGGATGCTGTCGCCGGCCGGGAAGGTGCGCGCGATGCCCAGCTTGCCCTGGGTGAGGATGTAGGGCGACTGGTAGCGGTCGGGGTAGAACTTGAACCACAGGATCTCGTTCTTCAGCGACACCAGCGCGTCGGTCACGCCGCTCTCCATGTAGGCCGTGAAGCTGCCCTGCCCCAGCGCACTGGACGTGCTGCCCATCGTGGTGCCGTAGACCTGGGTCGAGCTGACCGAGTGCGAGGTCTCGGGCGGCGTGAAGTCGCTGGCCAGCGCCACGTCCGCGAAGATCGGCGCGGCGTAGCTCGCGTAGACCTTCTTCGGCAGCGGGCCGGTGTGGATCTCCGGCAGCGCGGCCAGGAAGGTCACCGAGCCGCTGTCGTAGTCGATGTCGTAGAGCGGGAAGTCGGCGCGCTCGCGGTGCGTGCCCACCACCTGGAAGATCTCGGCGGCGGCCACCGCGGCCGCGGCATCGCTGGTCACGCGCACCTGCGCGATCTCGATGCTGTCCACCGGGATCAGCGGAGGGCCGCCGGCGGCGCCGCGCGTCTCGCTGAAGGCCGTGGTGCTGCCGTCGGTGCCGGCCACCACCGCCAGCGCGCCCGAGGCGTTGACGGTGACGCTGCACACCTTGGCCACATCGGTGACGGGCCGCGTGATGGTGGCCGAGCCGGCGGCGACCGAGGTCACGACGCCCTGCAGGTTGCAGGTCAGCGCAGCCACGCTCACCTTGTCGTTGTCGGCGTGCGTGGTCACAGCGCCGCCGGTCAGCACGCCGTTGGGGCGCACCACCGGCGCGTAGCCGCTGCGGCGCGACCACAGGGATGCGCCGCTGGTGAAGGTGGTCTCGTCGCCGCTGTTCGTCAGCGCCGACATGGCCGTGGCGGTCTGCCCGGCCTCGTATTGCAGTTTTGCGTTCTCGGCGGTGGCCATGGTGGGCTCCTAGAGGGGATGGCGTCAGGGCTTGGGCAGTGCAGGGCGGCGACCACGCGGGCGGGCGGCGGCTGGCGGCGCAGGGTCCGGCACCAGCGGCTCGGCGGCGGCGGGCTTCGCGCCTTCGACATGCATCTCGTGCACGGCCGGGTCGAAGCTCGCCTTCGCGATCCAGTGCCAGCCGCGCGGGCCGTCGCGCTTCACTGCCACGCGATGGTCGTCGGACATGCCGTCAGCCCATCACAATGGCGATGCCGTCCGGCTTCCAGGCCTTCTTGCCCCAGACCGCGGCCACGTAGATCATGGCCTTCTTGAAGCCCTTGTAGACGCTGATCTCGAACACCAGGCCCGAGTGCGGGTCCTGCACCAGCATCACGTCGACGGCGGCGTCGCCGCCGGCCGGACTGGCCGGGGCGCGGATGGCCAGCTCCACCGCGGCCTGGTGGAGCATGACGTTGGCGGTGTAGCTGTTGCCGATGGTGATCTCGTTCGCGTCGGCGCCGGCGATGCGCAGGCCGGGCGAGCCGATCACGATGTCGCCGCTGGTGGCGGTGGTGCCGGTGTTCACCACGTAGGCGTTCACCGAGTCGCCGGCGTGGGTGATGACGTCGCCGGCCTTGATGCCGGTGACGTTCACCGTGCCGCCTTCCACGCTCAGCGTGGCCTGGCCGATCGCCTCGCCGGCGGCCACGAAGTCGTAGCCGACGCCCGCGCCCTTGGTGTGCGACACCACTCCGGCCGACTCGCGCAGCATCGCGCCGAACAGGTCGATCAGCACGCCCTGGCGCAGCAGGCGGGTGTCGCCGCTTTCGTTGACCTTCTGCAGATTGGCCAGCTTGCGCAGCTTGGCGCCGGCCAGCGAATCCATCACCAGCGACACGCGGCCATCGGTGACCGGCATCCCGTTGTCGAACAGGATCTTGCGGGCGTCGACGATCAGGTCGGTGTTGCTGGCGAACGGCGTGGTGCCGGCGGTGCCGACAGCGCGCGAGGCGTTCTGGTAGGCCTCGGTGGCGAGGTCGATCTCGATCTCGTTGCAGATCGCGCGCATCGCCTGCGCGATCTGGTCGCCGTAGATGGTCTCGTAGCCGGCGCCGCCGTTGACCAGGCGGATGTCCTCGCCCGTCCAGGGGATGGCCACGCCGCGCTGCTTGGTCAGCGTCAGCGTCTTGTTGTCCACCGTCTGGTCGGTGCCCTCCGGGATGGTCATCGAGGGCGACAGCTCGCCGACCGTCGCCGAGCGGGTGAAGTGCGAGCGCACCGTCTGGCCAACCGCGGCGCGCTCGCTGCCGG